AATGCTTCTGTCTGTACTTCTGTGGTAGCGTCAGCTAATGTGTAAGGCATGGTGGCGCCTTCTGCTGCTGCTTCCCTATCCTTAAATTCAACAAATGCTATGGCTAATTCTGGATTAGACTTCATTGCTTCTGCAATTACGGCAACTTCAGTTGCTTTAATGCCAAGGTCTTGTGCAACCTCGATCTTTGCCTCATTTGTTAATGCAACTAGTGTCTGGCTAACAGCAGCAATTTGCTCTGGACTCAATGTAACTAATTTATTATCCTTGCTTGTTAAATTAGCTATAACTGAAGTAAGATCTTCTGAAGTTCCCGTCCCTTTTTCTGGAATTAACTCTAGTAACTCTTCATCCTTTATGATAACATTGTCTTGTGATTCTTCAGAAGGTTCAGTCGGAGTTGGCTTTGGTTCAGGAGTTGGCTCTGGATCTATATCCGTTGGCTGAGGTGAAGGCTCTGGTGAAGGTTCTGGAGATGGCTCAGGTTCAGGAGTTGGCTCTGGCGTCGCCTCATCTGTGGCTTCAGGGCTTGGCTCTGGAGTGGGATCGACTGGTTCAGTTTGCTCAGGCGATGGTTCAGGAGAAGGTTCAGGGCTTGGCTCTGGAGTAACTTCTTCTGTTGGCTCTGGAGAAGGTTCTGGCGTTGGTTCTGTCGTTGGCTGGTTAGCAGCAGCGGCAGCGGCGGCTTGTGCTAATGCAGTAGCAATTTCTCTAGCCATTTGCTCATCATAATAGTTCCAGGCATTATCAATAGCATTATTTAAATCTATAATTGATTGATCATATGCGTCTATTGCATCCTCTTTATCCTGTAATTTATTTGCTGTGTTTATAATTGCAGCATTGTGAGCAGTTGTTTTAGTTGTTAAAGTTTGATTATGAATTGTTAAAGTTGAGTTAGCAGAATTATATTCAGATACTTTAGTGTTACGTGTTGCTAATTTAGTATTATAATCTTGTTGTGCAGCCGTTTTTGCTGCCTGTGCTGCAGACAAATTATCTAATTGTTGTTGTGTTGCACCTGATCCGTAAGAAAATGTATTAAGGTTACAACTAAATCCTACTCCCCATCCACCAGTATAAGCACATCCTGCGCCAGTCCACCCACCTGGAATTGACCATCCGAGATGATAAGATCCTGGGCCACCGCCGTTATACCACCATATTTCTACATCTAAAGTTTTATCTTGGCTAACATTATATATTGGAGAATAGGTGCTCCATGTAGCACCCTGTTCAACCCAATTGTCTACAGCAAGGTTGCCATCTACATACATTCTAAATCCGTCGTCTGTGTATCCAGCAAAGTATACGTTTGTCCAATCTGACGGTACTGTAATTTTGCCAGTAAATTTAACAATAATGTCTTCGTAGTATCCGCAAACTGGAAGATTCATAGAGTTTGAATTCCAGACACCTGTACATATGACAGAGCCAGGTACCGCTATATGCTGCCCGTTAATATAGCCATCTCTTAATAGATGATAAACAGTATATTGTAATCCTGCTGATCCAGCATTATTTACAGCATTTTGAGCAGTTTGAAGGTTGGTATTTGCTGTTGCTAAATTTACCGCTGATATATCTAATGCTGATTGAGCGTCATTTTTTTCTTGTAGTTTTGTAGCTACAGTAACAGTCTGTCCATCTACTGCAGTTTGAGCCAAAAGCTTTTCGTTTAATGCTGTAGCCTCTGCTTCTACTGCTGAATTGTAAACATCTGCAGCATCGTCTCTCGCATCCCTTGCATCTACTGCGTCATCATATTTAGATTCAGATATATCTATTAATGATTCAAATTCTGTTTTATAATTTAAATCAGCTACGCTATCGTTTAATTTTTGTATTTCTTGAGCGGCTAAACTTAATGGATCATCACTATAGGCAGGGGTTACAAATAGCCAACCAAAGCCTAAAATGGCGGCTAAAGATAATCTCCATAATCTAGTCCTAGTCAACTGATAACTCCCTGTTACAAATTTTGTAACAAGTTAATTATATCATTTAACTATTTTGGATTATCCTCCAGTTGAATAAAACCCGCCGCCTTTAAATTGAATTCCAAATGTACCGTAAACTTTATTCATTACTTTTCCACATTTTTTACAAAACTCTGATGTGTTTGCATCATCAAAAGATTTAGTAACTTCTATGCCATAATTGCATTCAATGCAGGTATATTCATATCTTGGCATTATAAGAATTAACTCCAATCATCGGCATAATGTCTATCATTAAATGTATTCTGTTTTCAATGCCCTCATTTTTAACAGAATGAGGTTTAGAGTTGTTAATTTCCCAACACTCCCCCGCCTTCATATTTTTTACCTCATCTTCTACTTTAAACCAAACATTTTCGTTTGTAATGATTGGTATATGAAATCTTCTAACTATATCTAAATAGTCTCCCTTGTCTTGATGCTCTAATATATCTTTACCACTTGGGAGATTAATCAAAACCACTTTACCCATTTTACCATCAATAATTGATTCTAAATATTTAACTATTGGCTTAACAGATTCCCACAATTCTTTATCTAAACATTTAAACTGTGGCATATACATGTCTCCATATTGCCAATGATTTGAGTGTTCAATTAAAAAATATGTATTAGTGTTTTTATGAGGAACATACATGTTTTGCCTAGAAGTATCAATAAGCCATTCAGAATTAAATAATCTTATTTTATTTTCTATTTCTGAAATGTCAAAAATTTTATGCAACTTAAAATTAAATTTTTCATTTTGTTTGCTAAAATATCTAACATTCCTCATTACTAAAACACCTTTCTTTTAATGAGCAGTTTTTTACAGTCATGCTCAGGACTATACCAGTTATTTATAGTCGCTGTCTCGCCCGACTATTTTATTATATCTTATTTAATTTTGATCGTTTTGGGTTTCTTTTCTTCGGGAATGTTTCGTTCCACAAAGATGTTAAGAATACCGTCTGCCATTTCAGCACGATCCACCTCCATATACTCTCCAAGAGCAAAGGTGCGTGTGAACTTTCTGGTTGCGATACCTTTATAAAGTACTTCCTTGGAAGACTCTTCGGCTTTCTCACCCTTAACTATTAAACTTCCATTATCTACAGAAACGCTTACTTCATCTTTGCTGAATCCAGCAACTGCAAGCGATAACTGATAGGTATCTTCGTCAATCTTTACCAAGTTATATGGCGGATAAGATTGATGAGTGGCCTCACGATAGATATTTGAAAGACGGTCTAACTCTCTGTTAAACCCGATAAAAAAAGGATCTCTAAAAAGATCCATGGCAAATTGTGTTACCATTATTCCTCCTTTAAGCGAATAAGTTAATTAGGTCCCGTTTGGCGACCTATATACATTATACCAAACTTTATATGTGTTTTCTAGTCCTTATTTCAGACATCTCAATTACATCTATATTACAATGTTTTGGCATACCAGACACCCACATAATAGTATCTACTAAATCATCTACACTTAAATGGGATAAATTTGGATTATCATCTCTTGTGTTAATACTTGATGGTCTAATTTCAGTTACTTTAATATTCATTGGTGGCAATTCGATTCTGAATACCTGGGCCATAGTAGATACTGCACCTTTTGATACACAATAAGTAATGTCTCCAGGGTATGGATATTTTCCAGCAAATGATGATATGAATATTACTGTTGGGTTGTCAGAGTATCTTAGGTTGTTTATAAATAATTTTGTTAAATACGCTGGTCCCCCAACGTTTACCGATGAGGCGTAGGTGAATGAATCAAAAACACTTTTCCCTTCCTCTTCATAAAAACTGCCACCAGCTGCGTTATTAACTAATAAATCTATTTTTTTATCTTTATATTTTTCATATAATTTTTTTATGGAGTCTGGATCTGAAAGGTCTAACTGTTCTACTAATACATTTTCCTTCCACCCAAAACTTTCTTTGTTACTTAATAAATAATTTATATCTCTTGACGTAGCAATTACTTGATAGCCCAAAGATGATAATCTAGTTACTAGTCCGTTACCTACGCCTAGCTTTGTTCCTGTTACTAACACTGTTTTCATTTTTTCTCCTTTTGTGCCCTTGGTTGGATTCGAACCAACGCTTGTACGATTTTAAGTCGCATGCCTCTGCCACTGGGCTACAAGGGCGTGTCCCCAGTAGGTATCGATCCTACGACCCACAGATTAAAAGTCTGTTGCTCTACCAACTGAGCTATAGGGACCTTGAGCCCCCCGTCAGGATTGAACTGACGACCTTCCGCTTACAAGGCGGATGCTCTACCACTGAGCTAGGGAGGCGGCTATGCTAAGAGTTTAAAATCTTAGCTAAAGCGTTTACAGTAGCAGCAATTCTACCAATATCTCTTAATTGCTCTACGCTAAACCCTTCCTGCTTCAGGGTTTCATAATGTGCCTTAACACAAAAATGACATTTTCCAATGATGGATGACGCTAATGAATAGGCCTCAAAATTACCTTTTGTTGTTCCACCGTGAGACGCTATCGCATTCATTCTTAATTGTGCTGGTAAACCTTTAAGGCTTGCATCGTCTGCCATTTCTACATACGGATACCAAACATTATTTTGAGCCATTAAGGCGCCAGCAGTCATTGCTGCATTTTTTTCAATTTCATTTGTAGAAGATGCTGCAATAAATGCAATTAATTTACCGTTACCAGTAGCAAAAGAAGCTGCCAGAGCTAAATGGGTAGCTAGCTCTGGATCAACTGTACTGCGATTAATAACAGCATCAAGATTTAGCTTGATATCTTTAGCGTATTCTGGCAAAGAATCTTTTAGCTGTTCGACCCACATTATAGAGTGTCTCCACCAAGCGGTCTATTGCAGGCGCAAAGCTCCCCTGTTTGTAGTGCGTCAAGTATACGTAATGATTCATCAGCATTACGTCCTACATCCAAGTTGTTAACAGTTACATGTTGAATTGTATTTTCTGGATCAACAATAAATGTTGCACGATATGTAACTCCAGATTCATGATGAACGCCTAAATCTGACGCTAGTCTGTGTGCAGTATCTGCGAATGACCACGAATTTGTTTTCTTAAGATCTTCATGTGCATTACGCCATGCTACTTTACAAAATTCATTGTCTACGGACCCAGTCATTAAAACTGCATCACGATCATTAAAGTCATTTACAAGTGCATCGTAGGCAACAATTTCTGTTGGACACACAAATGTAAAATCCTTTGGATAAAAAACAATAATTTTCCATTTTCCTGGAAAAGAATCTTGTGTAATTACTTCAAATGAGGAATCGTCGTATGACAATGCCCCAGGCTTAACTCCAGTAACAGCAAAGTTACCTAGTTTTTCTCCTACTGTTTTCATTTTTCTCCTTATATATAAGTTGGGATTATCCCGCTGGACCACCAGGGCTCGAACCTGGGACATCAGAGTTAACAGCTCTGCGCTCTGCCGACTGAGCTATGGTCCACTATGCGCCCCTGAAAGGAATCGAACCTCTGACGCAGGCCTTAGAAGAGCCTCGCTCTATCCGCTGAGCTACAAGGGCAATATAATTACTCAAAAAATTCTCCTGGCTCTAAAGGTATAAGACCCTTTTCTTTTGCAATTTGATATCCATCTTTAGTAAAATGCATTGTTGCATCCAAATTTTCATCATATTCTACATCAAGAAGTCCTTCTTTGTAAAGATCTATTAATGAATCATCAACGTACTCCATATGCGCTTCCCATAATTCTGGAGCCAGCTCTTTTGTAGTCTCTTCGTTTAATTCAAATATTGCTTCGCCCTCTTCATTGTAGCCAGCAAGTCTGATGGCACCTATTTCAATATAATATTGTATTCTCTCTAATGCTTCTCCGTCGTCCATCTTTCTCCTTTGTGCACCAGGTAGGACTTGAACCTACGACTACCGAATTATGAGTTCGGGGCTCTAACCAACTAAGCTACTGGTGCCTAGTTGATAATTATATATTTGATACATGATTATTGTCAATAGTTTTTTCTACTATTTGCTGTACATAATCTGAAAAATGCTTTCTTATATTTCCTGGAGGCCTTCTGCCAATTTCATTCCAAACTCTTTTATATTCTATTATATTATCAAATGTCGTTGGGCAAACTTTTATTCCTTCATACTCTTTTAATCTAACTGGAAGAGGAACATGTTTTCCACAACATTTACACTCTTTTGCTTTTTCTTGATATATGCTCATATTATTTCCATTCCGTCTAGTGCTTCCGCCAAAACTCTGGGCATTGCTGAAGGTGCTTTAATTAAATTATGACTTTCCTGCTTAGCCTGCTCCCTTTGTTCTTTTTTAATTGAACTATATGTATGGACCTCTACTGCTCCAAAATCTGGCCTGGTGAGACTGATGGCATTAAATATTGATCCGCATACAGCATCAGCCAAGTCCTTAGAACCTTTTCTTGGGTGGTCAACTTTATCTCTCATTATTCTTAATTCTAATAACTCATCAATTAACAATTTAATATGTGGTCCAGACAATCTTTCTTCTAAAACTACCATAGCCATATCATCATAATGTTTTTTTGCCACTGATAAAGTTTCAGTATTAATTCCATATTGTCTTAGTTGCTGCATCATGTCATGGGAATTCCATCTGTCAAATGTACATATTCTTATATTAAAACCTCGTGATCTTAGAGACAATATATAGTCTCTTACCTCCGCAAAATCTACAGATTTATCTGTAGTAGGAGTCCAATACCTTACGGCATCTACCTCAACAATAGGTGCTGGTTGAGAATAATTATCAGTTACTTTTACGTTAACCCATTTATTAATATGTGCCATAGACACTGCACAATGGTCATGCTTTTGCGCTAAATCTACGTGTATAAAATAATCTTTATCTTCTATGGGAACAAACCAGTCTTCAAATCTGCCAAATTGGTCTACGCTCAAAGATAAATTATTAAAAGCTTTTTCTATTTTTTCACGAGACTTAAAAAAAGCATCGATAGCTTCTGGTGGCATACATGCAAATCTTCCCAAAGCATCTACTGGGTCTCTGTAAAATGATATCTTAAAATCCTCTATGCTTCTTGTAGGATTAACTTCCCATGTTGGTCTTTTAATGGCGTAAACTTTAGGATACCTATAAGATACAATATGATCTTCATCCCAATAAACTTCAAACTCATTACCTTGAGTATCATCTGGAAGATCTGGATCTATTTTAAATTTATGAAATCTTTGTATTGTTTCTTTTTCTGCTACAATTTGATCATATCTTTGTTGGATATAATCTTGTTTGAATCTTGGAAATGAAAGCAGTATTACTTTACCATAGTCTGGAAAACGAGAATCTACTGAAGCTCTATACATTTCATAAATAGCGCTTGCAGTTTTAGCCTGATCGTGTCCCGTGGTGCTTTCAAGAGCAAAGCCAGATATCTCATCGAGTACTGCGACTAAAACGTTATATCCTTCAAAAGCTTCTCGCTCTGAATGTCCAGAATAAACCGTTACGTTTTTATTAAATTTAATTTCAGAAGCTTTTTCAAAATATTTTCCTATAAACCAGGGAGAGTTGACAATTCTATTTCTAAATCCTTTAAAAAAAACATTGTTGGCCTGCTGTGCGTTAATAGCAATATTAATAATGTCTATTGAGTCTCCAGGTGGCTTTCCATAATATGAAGCTGGATCTTTTAAGCATAATAGTAAATATACTATATAGGCTACTGATATTGTTGAACAGTAATCTTTGCCGCTTCCTTTACCTAATTGAGCTACTACTTCGTTGCAGGTTTGCTTGTATCGATCTTCGCCTTCTCTTTCTCCAAATAATTTGACGAGAGTTGATTGTTTGTAAATCTGTGAGCTTTTTTCAATAAGCGTATATTGGTACTCAGAAAGAGGAGGAAGTCCAAGATAATCTTTTCCTGTAACAAACGTTCTTAGGTCTACTGGTCTTTCATCAAACTCTTCTCCGTCCAGTATGTCAATGAGGTCATTAAAATTTAATTCCATTAAATAGACCACCAGCCCTCGTAATTAGCCTTGCCGTCTTCATGCCATTGTTTATGCAATTTAGCTTGATATGCCCAATCAGTTTCATGTGTATCTTTACCACACTTGGGGCATAAATCTTTATTTATATTTTTATAAACATGCTCACAATACATTTGCATTTTCCTCATGTATAACAACTGGCTCAACTATTCCAGTTATTTGAGACAAACGTTTTGCAACCTCTAACTTACATTTAGGGCATGTTGCTGTCACTTCTTTTAATATTTTTACAAGTATCTCTTGCTTCCGCTCAGTTTCTGCTAACTGTGTTGCCAATTCAGCATTGTCTAGAAGCCCCACTTCTTGAAGCATGCCGATTCTTTTACCTTCTATATCAGCTATAAGCTTTAAAGATGTAGCTTTTACATTAAGTTGACCCGCTTGATCAGCATCCTCTACGGTCTTCCAAGCTTCTTTTATGAGCATGGCGTAGTGTTGGTCAGCTCCAGATATGGCCTGCTTTGCCCTTTCACGAGCCCCAGAATCGTTTTTAACGACCTCTTTCCACTCATCTATATACCCAATGACATCTGCTCTCTTAAAACCAGTCAGGGTGGCAATCTGGGTAGGATTATTACCCTTAAGTAATTCTTCCACTACCTTATTCATACGATCAAAATGATCTGCTAATTCAATATCCATATGTAATTATTATACCATCTTAGTTGACTAAAATCATTCAGACCAGGATTTAGCTATTTTTAATAATACTAAATAACCAATTAAATCATCAATATCATTATCTCCAGGGTATTCTGTGCCCTTCATTAATCTATTTAATTTGTCATCAATACGGACATGAAGCTGCTCTCTTGGTCCCGCCTTTGAAAATATACGCACAGGATCTAGGGCTGAATTCCCGTAGGCTATATTCTTTTTAACTAGCATGTGTGCGATTTCATGGCAGGTTTCAAGAATTTCTTTACCAGCTTCTGTGCCAACGGTAAGCAAATAAAGGTCATCGCATTTAAAGGTTTTTGAATCTGGAAACACTGGATCTAAACTCATTTAATTATACCGTGCTCTTTCAATGATCTATGAATGGTCATAACAGTTACGCCACACTCTTTTGCAATTTCTTCCATAGTCTTTCTTTGAACTACATATCTTCTATATAGCCAATCTTTACTTTTGTATAATTTCATAGCATAGTATTCGGTTCTTTTTTAGCAGTTATAATTACCGCTTTTGTACCTTCCCACCGAATCCTTCCCTTGCATCCAACATTATACTTTGTGTCACCTTCGTATTCTGAAGAAACTGCATATACATAGCCATGTATTTCAAAATCACTTGCAAGACTTTGGTTGCCGTTGACAAATATTCTCCATACTAAAGGGTCTCCATTTTCTGCTTTTGTATTGAACCTTAATATGATATCATCATATGGCTTTAGCCACCTATCTTTAACTATAGCCAATATATATTTGATTTTTTTCATAATCCCATTTCTTTTCTTTTCTGTGTTGCTGAAATAGCTTGAATATCAGATGGAAGTTCTACCTGTTCAATCTTATAGCCAACGTCACGACCATATACAATATTTGTTATGTTTGGTAGCCTTAAAACCATTGCTCCATCCATAAATTCATCTTTCGCAATATATTCTTTTACTTGATTAAATTTAAGTGGATCTTTTTCACTTGTGTTGTAGGTATTTCTAACTCCAAGCAGTACCTGCTCAGTTCTTTTTCCAGCTTCTTTATACAAAGCATGGTGCCCTTCATGCCAAGGCTGATATCTACCAAGCATAAGAGTTGTCGGAGCAGACCAGTCATGAAGTTTAAATGTTTTGATAACGGAAGATGCTTTTTCTTCTGGATTCATCTGATGATCAATAAATGATAAGTATGTTCCGCTTGGAGACTCCCACATCTTATTAGTGTCTTCAAACCTTCCCTCTTGAATTGTATCCATCCAAATAAGTATATCTGGCTTACCAAATGCTGCACGAGTTAATTCTGTAGGGCATATAAAGTCAACAATGACTGGTGCAACGCCTTGCTTAGCAATCAGTCTTGCCATCTCTCCCATGCGACGAGCCTGCTCAATTCTATCTTCATGAGTAAACCCTAAATCAGAATTTACGGTAGCACGAACCTCATCAGCATTAAGGTGTATTGCATTAATTCTTTCCTTTAATGCTTTTGCCAATTCTGTTTTGCCAGAACCTGGAAGCCCAATAATTTGTATAATCATCTTTTTGTTAAAACCTCATTCGCATAATAAGCAATTCCAAATGAATCTGCTACATCAAAATCATTTAATTCTAATTTATATTTTTTGTTAAAATAATCTACTGTACGCTGCTTTCTGACTTCACGCATCTTTGCCTTATAACAAGAGTCAGCGTATCCAGGATTTTCCAACCTAAGTCTGTCTTTCTCAAACTTTGTTGGGTTTTTATTTCCAATATGAGCCTGCCAAGATGAAGGAGATATAGTGATAACACTAGCCCCACTAGACATAAGCTCAGCAATGACGACACCGTATACATAAGATAATTTTATCACGGCATCCGCTGACTTGACAAGTATAGCTCCTTCAATAGCAATATAGTCTGATTTTAATTCACCTATCATTGCAAACACTTTGCATTTAGCATCATAAATTTTTTCGTATATATCATTTCCAGTTAAATTAATTTTCCCCCATTTAATTGGAACATTATTTTCAAGGAGGCAGAATGCTATTGAATTTGTAGAAGCATCTATGCCTAAAACCCTATTTGCTTTTGTTTTTACTAAACTAGCTAATGTCATCTATCATCCTAAGTAGGGTAGATCTGTTTTTTATAGCAGAATTTTTTTCACACTTAGAACATGTTTTTGACTGATTATATCTACTTAATCTAGAGCCACAATCTTTGCACTCTCTTTTTATTCCAGATCGAATAGCTTTTTTCTCATAATATTTTTCCATAATTTTTTTATTTGTTGCAACTCTACAGCATTCATCGCAACAATATTTTTGATTATGAGTTTTAGAGTCAAACTCTTTTGCACAGTCTTTATTTGAACATATCATAATTTAGGTGGCTCATATGCTGGTATATCAATAATTCCATTATCTCCTGACCAACATTCCTTTTTAACTTTACAGTTCTTGCAGGCAGAACTTGATTTAATAAATGGACGTGTAGGCAATTCTCCAGACCTAAAATTATCATAAACAATACACATCCACTCAAATAACTCTTCTATAATTTTTTTATTTTTATCATTCATTTGAACTGGAATGATTAGAACTTCCTGAGTATTTTTATTTTCATAAAGAAAGAAACCCTCTTTGGCATCTTTAAGTTTCATGTATGTAAGAATTTGAAGAAGATGGTTTGATGAAGGTGCCATTTTTGCCTGATGACTATCCCAATTTTCTTGCTTTGCAGTCTTTATTTCTCCAATTACCTCTTCATCGTTCCAATCTAAAACTAAATCTATAAAGCCACGAACTGGAGGATACTCATTAATAATCTCATACTCTTCATGCTTCATCACTCCCATCTTCTTTATAATTCCTTGTATTCGTTCGTGAGCTTGAGTTCCTTGAGACATATTAGCTATTGCTTGAGAGTTATTATTATCTATAAACATAGCTCCGCTAAATGCTAAATACCAATATCTTGGACAGTTTCCGCTTCCGTAACCTAAAGAACTTGGACTAAAACTTGTTTTAGTCTGTTTTTGATCTGGTCGCTTTGTAGCAAGATATGCATCATCAAGCATTTTTGCAAAAGCAGATGGGTCAAAGTTGCCCGTAACCTTTTTAAACTTTAAATTTGCTACTATCTCTTTACCCATTATACCTAACCACATATTTGAGAGCATCTACTAGTTTGTCTATAGATTCTTTTGCTGAATAATAAATGTTCTTTTTATTATTATTCATTGTTCCCGCCTTATCCTTAGCAATAGTTGAATACACTGAAGCCATCATAGAAAACTTAGTAGACATAGCCTGCAGTTCAATTATAAGCATAGGAGCTTTTGATGCAGGCACATCTGGATTCATTAACAACTTTACAACAATCGCTAATGCTTTATCCAGCTGTTCATCTTTCATGTAGTCATGAATGTCATTAAACTCAGTTATTTTACTAATTAGCTCTAGTGTATTCAACTCGCTCATGTCAGCCTACTACAATCTTAGTCACAAGGGCATACCCGATCCAAAGACCAACAATACCCATAAGTCCAGCAAATACTGGTGGTGCTGGAATTGGAAGCTTAAATGCACTGAATATTCCTCCAACTACTGCGCCAACTAATGTTGTAAGAAAAATTTCTTTCATTAGAATGGAGCTTCTACTTCATCAAAGAATCTGTCTTTAGCAGCTTCTTTTGAAATACTGTATGTCGTAACTCCGATACTTCGTGCATTGACTTCGTATGAAGTTCTATTAGTTCCAGACTTGTCTAACCAGCTTTCTTCGTAAATAGTGCCTACAATTGTTAGTTCTTGACCTTTCTTAATTGAATTTCTGGTTTGCTTAGCAAGTTCTCCCCACACTTTAATAGTCCACCAAGATGTAGCAGAGTCTTCATACTTGCCAGTTTCTTCATTTTTCTTACGGTCATTTGTTACCAAACGCAGTCTAAGACCATTTTCCCCAATTGGGGCTGGGTCTTGACCAAGCCTTCCGACCAATGTAATAGTTGGATTAGCCATTCTTATTCTCCTTGTTTTCCCAGGACTCTACTAGCTCTTCTAGTAGTGCCCATTCAATTACGGCAAGTCTAATTTTACTCTCTTCGCCTATAATTAACTTTAAGGCTGGAAACATATTCCTATTAACCTTAAAAGTATCTGTACAGATTTTAGACCAAACATCTTTATTTAAATTAAATGAAGATGATGACTCTTTATAATCTACTACAAACTGGTTCCATTGAGCATCACCTTTTTGATACTGCCCACGACCAGAATTTTTTTGCTGTTTAGCTCCATCTCTTTTTGCTTCACCACGTTCTGTCAAGAGTTCACCCTGACTGTAGTTAGATGCCCAGAATCGCAAGTCCATTTCATAATATACTCTGATGGATCCCAGAAATATTCTTGAACATTAAGATCGCATTTGCCACATGGTTTGCTTCCAATTATTTTTTCTAAATTAAGCAGATCATCTTGTGTGGGCTTAGGGCCAATAAACTCGTTAATGTTTGGCATTGATCTCTCTTCTTAAAACCTCAACGACATCTGGATTCTCTTTTAAATACTGAACGGCCTTAGCACGTCCCTGAAAACGTTCTCCGTTAACGGTGTACCAAGCGCCACCTTTTTCTACTACACCGCACATTTCCGCTACATCTAAAGTTTCACCAACAGAATCAACACCTAAAGATTCTCCTTGGAAATAAAAATCGTATTGTCCTGATAAGTTTGGCGGCCCAAGCTTGTTGTAATCAATAATCCAATTAACTGGGCGCCCGACTCTTTGTTCAATAATCTTGTCGCCAACCTTAATACCAGATTTAATAGCATTTGCTTCAGCTTCGGAAGACCAGAGCTTGATGACTGTTGAAGAGAAGAACTTAACTGCCATACCACCTGTTGGGATGTGGGAAGCATGCATAGATCCAAATTGATTTCTTTGTTGTGAGATAAGAACAAGTAGTGTGTTTTTGTTTGCATAATTTAACATTTTGACTGCATGAGTCATATCCTTTGCTTCTGCTCCAATTTGCTTAGTGTCTTCAAGCTTTTTTAATTCTGATGAATCTTTTTCAAAATATATGGCTGGCAACAATGCAGATATTGAGTCTACAACAATAATGTCCACTTCTGCTTCCATTAACTGTGTAGCAACATCTACCATGTCGTTTACCGTTTTAGCTGATGAATATATTAATTCTTCTGAATTAACGCCTAGCTTTTCTGCCCACGACTTATCATATGAATGCTCTGCATCAATCCAGGCACAAGTCTTTCCAGACTTCTGTGCTTCTGCAATCATCTGCAGACAAAATGACGACTTACCAGCAGACTTATTTCCCCAAACCAAAACCTGTCTGCCAAAACCAAGTCCACCTCTAAGGGCAAGATTGAGTCCTATGCTTGGGGTAGGTTGCTTTTCAACAGTTACCTCTACCGCAGACTGAACCCTATTTCTAGTTTTTGGATCTAACTTTGCTAATATATCATCTATTTGTATTGTCATTATTCTCTTTCTTTATATAAGTATAGCATTAAAATAAATTTCCGTGAAGTCTTGGACGTAAATTATTTTTATTCATTTTATTCTGTAAAGATTCATCTAAGCTGTGAACTATATGCTCTTCATTTCTCATAGCAGCATACAAATCTAATATTCTAATAATTATATCTGCTATTTCCTCTACAATTTTTTCAGACCCCTGATCCTTACGGATAGCCTCCAAAACTTCAGTAACTTCAGAATGTACAAGCGCAAGTTTGTTGCCAATTTTATCATGTGAGTACTCTCCATCCCAAAACCCTTTTTCTATTGCAGTTTCATGAAGAACTGCTGACAATGCATCTAAACCATAATCAGTCATTAACGAGTTCATATTGTCCTTGTTCTCCATCTTCACGCAACTTAAATTCAAATGCTAGAGTTTCATCATTATAGGTTACAGATAATTGCTTATCCTCATTATTTGATGCCATAAACAATTCTGTAGGAATTTCTACCGTACCTAACTTAGTTAATATGGCAACTAAAATTCTAGAAGCATTCATTGCTTGAAAAATTTCTTCTGGTGTCTGTGTCATTTTATTTCCTTTATCATTAAAGTGCCATCATCTAATTTCTTTAGAACTGGCTTACATATCATTCCTTCTCGCATTTTAGCCAATGCTATTGGATAAATGCTAGAGAAAGCAATTGCTCTTGTTAAGTTTTTGTCTTTATCTGACATAACTATGTGAGCCATTGTCTTACCCGCCTTTGTTTTATACGGGCTAAAGCTTACCACAAACTGTTGGTCTTCGTCAATATCGTACCCATTAGAATACAAGTATTGAACAAATATGTCCGAAGAATCTTCCTTAATATCATCCACCCTAACATATCTTGCTATTCTATTGTCTCCAACTAAAACAAAATACATCTTGCCAGACTCTATCTGTGTTTGTTCATTATGGAACAAGCCCACGGAACCACTTTCGTCAACCAACTCTACTCTTGCCCACCCAGATCCTCTTTTAATTCCCTTAACCATTCCAAGCATCGCAAATGAGCCTAGGTCATCAAAATCCACTATTGGTCTAGCTTGTGCCTTTATCTTTGGGTTCATTCCTACATTAAACTGTGGTATATTTAAATACTCATAATAATTTTCTTCTTCTTTACCTGTTCTAGGATTATCACTAAATGTTGCTCCACCAACAGCATTAAGCGCAGTTATTGCCCTAGAGTTAATGCCGCTACCCTTTTTAGAAGCTTTAGAGACAAAATCTGCATAATCATTATATGGTCTATTCTCAATAATTTTATTAGCAATATTATCTGATATAAACTTAACTTCTGCTAATCCAAATCTAATTGAGTTATCTTGCAAAGAAAAATAAATTTCTGACTTATTGATATGTGGGAGCTTAATATCTAGACCAAGTCTTTTTGCTTCAATCAAGTACTCTGTTCTGGCGTCTTTATCGTTTTCGTTTTTGAGGATCGAGAATAAAAATTCAAGAGGAAAATGATGCTTAAGCCAAGCGGTATAATAAGAAAGCATAGAGTAAGCAACAGCGTGAGACCTATTAAACGAATAGCCTGCGTGGGCTTCAAAGGTTTTCCAGAGATGTTCGGCTTCATCTCTGCTGATATGCTGCGTAGCGCCTTGAATAAACTTATCTTTGAATGGACTGAGTTCTTTTGCATCTTGTTTCTTTCCAATTACTTTTCTAACCTTGTCTGCTTCAGACCAGGTCATTCCTCCTAAATAAACACAAGCCTGCATAACTTGTTCTTGATAAATAATAACTCCATATGTATTTTCAGTAAATGGTCTCATGATAGGGTGAATATACTTAACCGCTTCCTGTCCATGCTTTCTCTTTATATAAGAAAGACCAACAGTATCCATAGCTCCTGGCCTGACCAAGGCATTTGAAGCAGCAAGGTCTTCAAATGTTGAGACCTGCATTCTTATAAGAAGGTTTGTGTATGGCGTTGCTTCGGCCTGGAATACTCCCATGGTGTATCCATCACTTAAGCTTTTATATATTTCTGGATCGTCTAGTGGTATACTTGACAAGTTAATTTCTTTATTGTGTCTTTCTTTTATAGAAGACAAAGTATCTGAAATAACCGAAAGGGTTTTAAGTCCGAGAGCATCTAATTTAATTAGACCTATATCGGCGACTGTATCCATATCATAAGCAACTACTGGAATTCTTCCAGATACCTTATCCTGTGCATCTTCACGAGACTCGATGGGTGCGTAGTTTCTTATGTCATCTTTAGCGACAACTACACCAGCAGCGTGAACGCCAACGCTTCTAATCTTTCCACGTAGTCTTTCTGCTAACCATGTAACCTCTGGATACTTCATTCTAAATTCTTTAGTGTTTGGAGACTCCAAATAGTCTTCAAAAGTATCTACGGATTTAAGGGCACGGTTTACATCTGAAAGTGGAACCATGAATACTCGTGCTGCATCTCTAACCACACCCTTATCTTTAAAATAAGTATATGTAGAAATGGAGGCAACATGTTTGAATTTCTTCTTCAAGTAGTTCTTGACCTCTTTGCGGCGTCGATCCTCAAAGTCGGTATCGATGTCTGGGAAGTCATTTCTCTCTGGATTAATGAATCTGAAAAAGAGTAGGTCATATTTAATTGGGTCAACATCTGTAATTCCTAATGAGTAGCAAACTAAAGAGCCTGCTGCCGAACCACGGCCTGGACCTACCATAATGGAATTTGTTTTGGCCCAATTAATCATATCAGCAATAACTAAAAAATAGGAAGCAAACTTCTTATCCTTAATTATTTTTAATTCTTCTTCAACACGTTCAATATAGTTAATATCTTGGTCTAATCCTTTTGCCTTTAGCCCTTCATATGCTAATTCTTTTAACTTCTCATCTGCATTTCTTTTTGGCACAGGCAATAAATCTAGACCTTTATAGAAATCATACTCCTCAACCTTATCAGCAATTTCTAAAGTATTTGAATATATATCTGTGCGCTGAATTCCTGCTTTACGAAAGTCTTCTGAAATCTCATCAAATGTCTGTATAAATAAATTATAATCCTGAAATGATATTCTTCTGTCTGGATACAGATAATTAAATCTATCTAGCATGTCTTTCATATTACGAGACATTTCAAAGTCTGCATCTTTATCCATCTTAGGGTTTGTGGATAATATAAGCATAGCTTCTTCTAATACTTTATCTTCACCTTTAGCAAAATGGGCATCTCCTGTTGCCACCGCCTTGATTCCTAATTCATCTGCTAATTCTAATAGTTTTTCGTTGACTTGTGGAGGATTGTGAGATTGTACCTCAACATAAAAATCTTCATGAAAAGTTTTCTGAAAGTTTTTAAGAAGAAGTCGTGCTTCTGAATAATCTTCTTTTTCAATAGCCTTGCTAACCAAGCCATTGAGGCATCCAGACAATACAATAATACCTTCCGCATACTCATTTAATATCTCTCTATCAATACGAGGCTTATGATAAAAACCTTCGTTCCATGCCAATTCCTGCAAAGCATTTATGTTCTGAAGCCCCTTTTTGTTTTTTGCAAGTAGTATTATGTGGTTGTACGCTTGAATAGATTTATCTGTTTTTGAAGATCTGTCAAACCTATCGGTTGGAGATATATATGCCTCAACACCAAGAATAGGTTTTATCCCTTGCTCTTTACATGATATCTGAAACTCTCTGTGTGATGCCAATGTTCCATGATCTGTTATGGCAATTGAATTCTGCCCAGCATCTTTTGCTGCCTTGACAAGATCGGCAGGAGAGTTAAGGCCATCCATTAATGAATAATAGGAATGTACATGTAGATGTACAAATGACATTAACTCTCCGCCTTTCTAAATTACCAGCTTACATCTTGAGATGTAGACTCTGGCTCCTCGGTTCCGCCTTCTCCGTTAAAGAAAGCTTCTTGATCTGCATATTTCATATCACGAACTGCAGTCTCTTCCAATTTGTACAGTTCCAGGGATGAACCGTCAAATGGAGTCTCATCTTTTGCAAGTGGGATTATTGTGTAACTAGTATCTGTTTTTGTACCAGTTCTTTTAATTCTCCACATCAGATTTGTAATTGAGCCCATTTCTCCAGCATACTCAATTAACGTAGGGGTAACTGTTTTGCCACTTGACCCCTGAGAAAGAATTGCAACATAAGGATCTGTCTTTCCATCATCAACTAATACATTGATATAAAGGCGTGAACGGCCTTTCCAGCCTGCCTTGTAATCTTTTCTGTGTTGCTCGCAACCCCAGCACTTACCTTGATCTTGCATAGTGCATAGAAGTTTTCTGCGATAATCTTTTGGATTTGTGTGTTCTACTGCAATAAATCCTAGGCCAAACTTATCATTATATGTTGGCGAGTCTGGATCTAATTCCTGGAGAAATCTAATCTTAACACTTTCTCCATCTTCAAGCTTTACCCAACGTGCCTTGCTTCCTTCGCCACCTGTTGGCTGTGGCTTATCTAGTGCTTTATTTAAGTCTTTTAGACCTTTTACTATACCCATTTTATATCTCCTTAATATATATGACGGTATATATCCGTCTGTCTTTCCATTATATCATGGGTTCCAAGATCGATATTCGAAATCGGAAACTGCGTTATTTATGCATACCTTTATATCT